CTCTTCAGAAGTCCCTCACCTACAAGCTCAAGGGGGGGAGGGTCTCTTTTGGCTCTCCCCTGCCTTATGCCGCCTTCATCCATTGGGGCGTCAACGGGACGAGGAAGAACCAGAACGCGCCCTACTCGTTCCGATCTAAGCAACCGCCCTCCGGGCCTATCATGGAATGGATGAGGGCCAAGCCTGTACGCCTGCGCGACGCCTCGGGTAAGTTCGTCAAGCAGACCGAATCGAGGCTTAAGAGCGCGGCCTTCCTTATTGCTCGCTCCATCAAGAGAAACGGCATCGTAGGGCTGAGATACTACACCGTCGCCCTTGAGAGCATCGTGCCCCAATACGAAGTAGAACTCGGAGAAGCTTTGACTCAAGACCTGCTCCGTTCGTTGGAGTTTAAGTCTGGAAATATCACTATCAAGCCAAAATAATGGCCGTATCTATCACAAGTCACCCCACTCAGAACCCGAAACCCGCGGGGCAATACCTCGTGTACACGCTCGACGAAGCATCGGTTCCGGACCGGTACATTGTTCAGGTGTACAAAAGTGCCACCACAACCGGCTCAGGGTCGGAGATAGCGAAATTGTACCTTGTTCCAAACGCGGCTGAGGTAGCTCACTTCGACCTGAGCCGCATAGCAGAGCCTCTCGTCGAGTTTCCGCTGAGCAAGGGGGGTACTACCGTTCACGCGGTGCAAGACGCTCTATTGGTCTTCAATTGCGACGAGGAGGGTGTTGTAAGGTTCGAGGTCCGGGCCGGGCAATACAACGGAACGACGGAATCCTTGAACCAAGACAGCGAGGCCGTCTACCTGCTGAGGGGTGTGGAGCAAATCAGCGCGGGCCTCAATCCTTCGTTCTCCAACTACTACCCCCAATCAAGCACAAACAAGGCGTGGCTCACCGACAGACCCCAAGATTCGGTCGGTGAAGTCAACATGACTATGGCCGTCGACGACGAAGGGGTGGCCATGTTCCTTATTCCGGACAACATGGGCGTACCGACGAGCGTCGAACGGGTGGAGGTGAGAGGCTTCCGTTCAGGGGGAGCACCCGATGGAGCCGTAAACATCCCTATTGCCGCCTCTACGACGACAAAGGAGAACCTGAAAGCCGTCCCTATTGGCCCTGCTCATTGGGCGCACCTCGGAATCACCTCCTCCGCTGTAACGCAAGTATCCTTTCAGTTGGCTACTACCGCGGGCGTGGCACGAAGCGAGAAGCTATGGGTCCGCTTGGACGAGGCTCCCTGCAAGCACGAGGCTACCCAACTGGCGTGGATCAACTCACGCGGCGGGTGGGACTACCTACGCTTCGACGGACGCGCCCCATATACAGTCTCGACGACAAGCAAGGAGTACCGCAAAAGCGTCGGGACGTTTGGAGCGGCCACGTTCACCATCGCCTCCGACATCCAGCAATACGACACGTATGGGAAGGTCGCGAAGGAGGCGTACACCCTCACAGAGCAGTTCTTTACAGCCGAAGAGCGCGACCTGCTTCAATACCTCATGCGTTCTCCAGTCGTGCAGATGCGTCGCGGCACAGGCAATTGGGAGCCTTGCATCGTCCGCAACGACAGCCTCCGCATTGAACCTGCTGGCTCACGTTTGTACGCTGTAAGCCTCAACGTTGAACTCGCAAGGGACGTACGATGCTGAGGTTAACTATCAACGGAATTGACGCGGAGCTCTACGAGAACGCCCCTGTCAACCTCCGGTTGCAATACAGCGACGTTACGAAGATTCAGAACGCAGCAGGGAGCTTCTCGCAGACGTTCCGCCTTCCGCTTACTCCTCACAACAGGACCATCTTCGACAACATCGATGAAGTAGGACTACGCAACGGGTTGAACCTCCAGCAGCGGCTCGAAGCAAGCCTGCACAGCGGGACGCTCCCCCTCATGACGGGGTATGTGCAGGTGAAGACTGTGTACATGACGAAGGAGCACTACGCGGAGGTGGAGGTGGTGTTCTTCAGCGGAGCCCTCGACCTGCGTAGCGAGCTCAAGGGGTCACTTCTCAGCGAGCTCAACTTGGACGCCTACGACCACGACCTGACCTATGCGAACGTTACTTCGACATGGGCGGGTACTGGTTCCATCTATCCAGAGATTCGTTACGGCCTTATAGACCGCGGAAGGAATTGGTACCTCCCCGACAACCCCGTTGGTGTCGACGGCGACCCTCTGCTGTTGAGTGAGCTTACGCCCTTCGTACAGGCGAAGGTCCTCGTCGATGCTATCCTCGACGAAGCGGGCTTCACCTATGAAAGCACCCTGCTCACGAGCGCAGACTTCGCGAACGTATATGTCCCTTGCTATAATGGAGGCGTTCAGATCGGTCCGAAGGATGTCGTAGATGAGAATTTGAGAGCTACGCTCCCTTTGGCAGGTCAATCGACGACCACCGGGTACACCAAGCTCAATTTCAGCGACACGCTGACTGGGTGCTACGACCCAGGAAACAATTACTCCACGACATCGGACACGTACACGGTTCCTTTGGCTGGCTTGTACGATATACGTTTTACATTCAGTTGGAACAACATCGCCTACCCCACGAGCCAAGGGTACTACCGCATCACATACGGAAGCACGACCACGAGCACCATACCCCTTCCGGCAAGACAAGGAGACAACTACATCACCGTGGTCGAGAACGTCCTTCTTGGAGCGGGCGATACCATCTACGTCGAGGTGATCCACACCGGAGCTACTCCCACCGACTTCGTGAGCGACGGGAACTTCAACACGGGACAAAGCACGAGCCTCGAAGTCATCGCGAAGGAGCCGTATGGAGGATACGAAATTGGGGTGGCTGAGAACCTGCCGGAGATGACCCAAATCGACTTCCTCCTGTCGCTTCAGACCATGTTCAACTTGGTCTTCGTCCCCGACCGCAACAAGCCGAACCACCTCCATATCGAAACCTACAGCGACTATATGGGGGCGGGGTCGTCGCGTGATTGGACAAACAAGGTCGACTACTCCAAAGACCTCGTAATCAAGCCGACGACGGACCTCCAAAAGCGGGAGTACCAATGGACGCATGCTCCGGGCCGCGACTTCATCAACGAGGAGGTGCAACGGAGCTTGGATAAGGTCTACGGGCGACAGCTCGTAAGGGAAACGACAAACGAGTTTGCGACGGGCTCTCTTGAGCTTTCTACGTCCTTCGCTCCCTTTCTCGTTTCCAACGTTCCGGGAAGCACCATCCCTATCCACCGCTCCCTGACGAGCGACGGGAAAGGTGTCGGCTCGCCCTTGCCGATGATATGCTACTATGGAGGGCTCTCGGAGCGTTTTGGGACGACCATCATCTTGGACGAAACGGCCACCCAACGTACCGTGACGGCTATGGCGTTCTTTGGGCTTCACGAGAACGACGACCCAGATGTCACCGACAATGACCTGAGCTTTGGGGTGGAGCTTCCGCTGTACACTATCGCGGTCAACCCATCAAATACCTTGTACATCAAGTATTGGGCACAATACGTAACCGAGCTTTACAGCTCTGACGCTCGCGTCGTGACCTGCCACGTACGCCTGACGGAAGCCGACCTCGCGGACCTTGAATTCAACGACGTCATCTACATCCGCGACACCGCATACCGCATCCTCACGCTAAGCTATGATGCAAACACCCCTTCGGTTGCGAAGGCGGAGCTCCTCATGAAGCTCGACGACGTAGCTCTGTGCGAGGACACTCCAACCTTCTATTGGTCCTCTCAAAACGTCATCCTCTTTAACGGCTCCAATCCCGGTGCGCCCGACTACGGCAACAAGACGTGCTGTGAGTTCTACGGCTACCGATGGGACCCTAACAAAACAACGGGAGCGCGTTGCCGCCCGCTCAATTCACAACTCGAAATCTAATGAAAGACCCGAAGCATATCATGAGAGGAATCGACCTCTTACAGGCTTACAAGGTCAAGGCACCCCTTCCGTGGTGGCTTGTCCCTGTCGACTACTTTCTGGCCTTGTCGTATTTGGCGGCCTTCTTTGGGGTGTGCGTCTGGTTTCTTAAAACCGTCCTCTCATGGCTGTAAGTACACAGACTGTTATCCTTGAGTTTGACGCGAAAACGGGTGAAGTTCTCAAGGCTACATCCCAGCTCCAAAAGAGTATGGACGACGTGGCTCAATCTGCGGAGGATGCCGCAGAAGCCACCAGCGAGATAGGCAAAAATGCAAAGAGCGCAGGTACTGGCTTAAAGAAGGCGGGCACGCTTGGAGCACAAGGCTTCAAGGCGTTGGGTACAGCCATCAAAGCCACGGGCATTGGGCTGCTTGTGGGTATCGTGGTGAAGCTCACCCAGAAGATGACCGAAAACAAGAAGATCGCCGAGGCTCTCGAAGTTGTCTTCAATGGACTGGGTGTCGTCTTTAACGTCTTGGTCGAAGCCCTGACGCCTCTTGGCGATTTGCTTATCTCGGCTTTCACCGAGCCGCAGCAAGCTGTCGAAACGCTACGCGGCAACTTGATTGCGCTCAAAGATTATTTCGGCACTCTCCTCGATACCGCCATAAACCCCATTTATCGAGGCTTGCTCAACTTGCAGCGTGGCTTCTACGAGGCCGCTATCGCGTCGAAAGAGTTTGTCGGTCTCGATGCGTCAGAACTGAAACAGAGCGTTCGAGAGATTGATGAGCAACTGGCGGACTTGGTAGTCAAGCAGGAGGAGAACAAAGAAGCACTTGCCGAGCCTTGGAAGGAAGCGACGCAAGCGATCAGAGGATATGTAGACGAGGCCAAAACTGCCGTCACGCAAAGCACGGCTCTCACCAAACAGCAGCAAGCCCTTCGTGATGCACAAAGGGAACTGAATGTAGCTACGGCTGAAGCTGCCGCAGAGGTAGAAGAACTTAAGCGACAAAGCGACGACCAGAGGCTTTCTATCGAAGAGAGAATCGATGCCGCGACACGAGCCGCAGAAATCAACCAACGCTTTGCCGATGAGAACGTCGCTATCTCTCAGCAGCGTGCGGAACTGCTACGCGAAGAAATCCGCCTACAAGGGGAAACAGAAGAAAGGCTGGAGGCTCTCGCACAAGCCGAGATTGAAGCTGCTAACGCACGGCAGGCGAGCGCGACTATTCAGACGGAACTTCAAAACAAACTCTTCGCCCTCAATCAAGAGCTCATCACCCAAGAGCAGGAGCGGTTGGCCGCTGAAGAAGAGGCACGGTTGGCTCTGGAGGAAAGGTTGGCCGAAGAGCAAAAACTTAAAGACGAGGCTGCCGCAAAAGATGCGGAGCGCAGAAAGAAAGAGCTCGAAGAAGAGTTGGCACTTGCTGAAACCATCAAACAAGCAAAACTCGATATTGCCAAATCCTCTCTCGATGCTCTCGCGGCTCTCAACCAAGCCTTCACGGGGCAGTCGGAAGAGGAGCAAAAGAAGGGCTTTGAGAGGTCTAAAAAAATACAGACAGCCCAAGCCCTCATCTCGACCTACGAGAGCGCGGTACAGGCGTTCAAATCGCTTGCAGGTATCCCCGTGGTTGGTCCTGGGCTGGGTGCGGCTGCTGCCGCTGCCGCTACCGCTGCGGGTTTGGCTAACGTGAAACAGATTCAGAGCCAACAATACCAAGGAGCAAGCACGAGCGGAGGAGGTGGCAACTACTCAACTCCGGGACCTGCCTCGGCTGCCACTTCCGCAGCACAAGGCCCAGCCGCCCCAACGCTCGACCTCTCCTTCCTTGGGGAGGGCGCAACCCAAACAGGACCTATTCAAGCCTACGTCATCGCTCAGGACGTGAGCACCGCCCAACAAGCCAACCAGCAAATCCAAGAACAAGCATCATTATGAGAATCGTAGAACTAATCATCGACGAGGAGGCCGAGCTGTACGGCATCGACGCTATCTCCCTCGTAGATCGTCCAGCCATCGAGCTCGACTTCATCGCCTTAAAAGAGGCCAAGGTGCAATTTGCCGAAGCCGACACCGACAAGCGTATCCTTATCGGACCTGCCCTCGTACCTGACAAGCCTATCTACCGCAAGAACGGGGAAGACGAGTTCTACGTGTACTTCTCGAAGAGCACGGTACGTCGTGCGGCAGAGTTGTATTTGAAGCACGGCAACCAAGCCAACCACACCCTCGAACACGAGCACACGATTAACGGACTCACCGTGGTAGAGTCGTGGATGGTCGAAGACAAGCAGAAGGACAAGTCAGCCGTGTACGGGTTGGACGTGCCCGTAGGTACGTGGATGGTAGCCGTCAAGGTCGACAACGAAGCTATCTGGCAGGAGTGGGTAAAGGAAGGCAAGGTCAAGGGCTTCTCCATCGAGGGGTACTTCGCGGACAAGATGAAGAAGAACTCCGAGGACGAGATGCTTCACGAGGTGGTGCGAGCCATTAACGACCACAAACTTGAGGGACATATGTGGGAAGCACTAAAAAAAGAGCTTGATTCACTTCAGAATTGACCCCTCAAAAAACTTATACAAAAAAACCCACTCCATGACTATTCAAGAAAGAGTGCAAGAAGTATTCAACCGCTTCAACGTCAAGCTGACGGTGAGCGAGGATAAGAGCACCGAACTGGCAGAGGCCGCCCTCGAAAACGGCACGGTCATCTATACCGACGCGGAGGCATTTGAGGAAGGCGCAGAAGCGTACATCATCAACGACGAAGGCGAGCGTATCGCCCTCCCTCCCGGTGACTACCCTCTTGCTGAAGGCGGAACTATCGTTGTTGGGGAAGGTGGCGTGATCACTTCAGTAGGCCAAGCCGAGGAGGTGGTTGAGGAAGTCGAAGCCTCTGAAGAAGTGACCGAAGAGGTCGAAGCCTCCGAGGAGGTGTCGGAAGAGACGGAGGAAGTACAGGCCGAAGAAGAGCCCTCCTTCGTCACCAAGGCGGAAGTAGCAGAGATGATTCAAGCCGCCCTTGAGTCGTTGAACAAAGACGACAAAGAAGAGATGTCAGCCGTCAACCCTGAAGCCCCCAAAGCCGAGAAGGTGGAGGAGAAGGTGGAAGAGGTCGAGGACGAGGTAGCCGTAGAGCTTGCCTCCGTCAAAGCTGAACTCGAAGCTATCAAGAAGCAAGCCGCCGAAGCTGGTTTGAAGCATCAAGCCCCTACGCAGAAGCGCGAGCCTCTCAATCTCAAGAATCTATCAACTCAGGAGCGCGTGTCTGCTCTCCTTCAAAACTTCTCTAAATAATGGCTAACGCATCTGTTGCCGTCGGTACTTACAATGGGGAAGCGGCACGTCCTTACGTGGCTGCTGCTGTCCTGTCAGCCGACACCATCGCCAACGGTTACATCACCGTCCGCGAAAATGTCCACTCTAAAGCAGTCCTCCGGAAGTTCTCCGGCGTCGCTATCCAAGCGAACGACGACTGCGCTTTCTCAACCCCTGCTGCTGGTCAGTTGACTTTGGGCGAAGCTATCCTCGCGGTAGACGCTCTGAAAATCAACGAGCAGGTGTGCAACGAAGACCTCCGCGCTACGTGGGAAGGTACTTTGATGCGCGGCCAAAACTCTGCCGCCCCTGCTGACTTCACGACATTCGTGGCTCAGTACGTGGCTGCCAAGACCGCTGAGGCTGTCGAGCGCAACATCTGGCAGGGCAAGTACAACTCCGCTACGGGAGGCACCACGGGAACGTACAACTCGTTTGCAGGTTTGATGAACAAGATTGTGGCAGCTACTCCCGGTGAGGAAGATTTGTTGACGGGTGCTACCACCTCTGCTAACATCTTGGCTCGCTTGGACGCTTTGGCTGTTCCCGCTGTCATCGCTGGCGACCCCAACACCAAGCTCTTCATGTCTCGCGCTATGAAGCAGCTCTACTACACCGCCATCGCTGGCACGGCAGAGTTGACGTACTTGGCTGAAGGTTTCGCCCAGAACTACAAGGGCTACGAAATCATCACGCCTGCTGGTATGCCTGACGACACGTTCCTCTTCGCTCAGCGTGAGAACTTGTACTTCGGTAACA